CCATCAAAACCCAATCCGGGAATGTGCAAAATTTTCTCTTTCGGAAATGTGATTAATCCGCTTTGGTGTTCGCTATCATTGCGTCCATCATGGTTAATCCAGTAGGTATAAACCAGCTTGCCGTTCTCACGAGAGACCCTCATTCTGTCGGGCATTAACGGGTGCAGTGAAACGACTCTGCTGCCGCCGTCACGAATAATCTGCGAGTAGGCATTTCCGTAAATCAGCAGATGATTCATGAGCGTTTCACGATAAATAAACGAGGTCATTTCGGAATTGGGAGCATAGTGCAACACGTTATACAGCGAATGCTCGAATGCTTGTTTTGAACCACGTTCCTCCCGCTGATAAACGCTTAACGGTAGGCTTGCGAGGGACTCGGCAATGACCTTCACACAAGCATAAACTGCCGAAGTCTGCATGGCAGAATCTTCGTCAACGAATGTTCCCGAAATCGTCCCGCCGCAACCGAGAACAGAGGCGTTCGCCTCGGCGATTCGATTGGTGATTTTCTGTTTTGGTTTTCGTGAAAATAAGCCCATATTCTTGCCCCCAATATTTCAACTTCAAGTGTAATAATACCCGTTAGGATTGTTCGTATCAAGCACCAACATTCCATTGTTTTCGTAGGCGGGCGTTTCGCAACCAGTCGCTCGGGCGAGAGCCATAATCATCGCCACCGCACCGTCAATCCGCTCGGTTGCCCGCTTTTTATCGGGCTTAATATTCCCCGCCTCGTCCGTCTGAACGACTATGTTATCGAAATTCCAACGCAAAATCGGGTGACCGCCGTGAGCGATTCTTTTCTGCTTGACTAATCGCATGACTTCTTTTGTGGGCGATGACATGGACGAATATCCCATTCCGAAACGCTCGGTGAAAATGCCCTCATCAGTCAAACACTGCACGAGCATTTCCGCTCCCCATCTGTCGTAGGCTATTTCCTTAATGTTATAGATTTGGTCAAGTTCGCCGATTTTCTGTTGAATAAATTTGTAATTAATTACATTACCCTCGGTAGCCTCAAGAAAGCCTTTCATGTGCCACTCATCGTAAGGCACTCTGTCTTTGATAATGCGGGCTTTCATGTCATATTCGGGAATCCAGTAGAATGGCAGAACGTGAAAAATACCCTCTTCATCGGTAATATCATCGGGTGGGAAAACAAGTACAAATGCCGACATATCATTGCTTGAGGACAAATCCAACCCGCCGTAGCAACTCCGCCCTGCGAGTTCCTCAATGTTTAACTCGGCATCGCTCGTATCCCATAATTCCATAGGCATCCAACGCACTGATTGTTTCACCCACTGATTCAAATGCAGTCTGCGGAATTTATTCTGCTCAACCTGATTCAGCTTGGCGTTCTCGAATTCGGCACGGAAACCGTCTTTTTTAATTGTGATTCCATAACTCGGATTTGCTTTTTTCCAGACCTTTTCGCAAGTCCAATCGTCTTCTTCAGCCGCACCGTAAATCACGGGGTAGAAAGTCGGGTCGATGATTTTTCCACGAATAACATCTTCTGCTTTTTTGTGAAGTTCATAACAAATAGAATCCCGCTCGAAACCCGCAGTTGTGATTATAAAAGTAAGCGGTTGCTCTCGGGCGATTCCCGAACCCGAAGTCACTGTATCGAAAAATCGGCGGTCGGGTTGAGCGTGGAGTTCATCGAAAATAATGCCGTGAGCGTTGAGTCCGTCTTTGGTGTAAGCCTCCGCCGAAAGCACTTGATAAAAGGCATTAAGGGGAGTGAAAATCATGCGTTTTTGACTTCGCATAATCTTAACATGACGGAATATTGCGGGAAGTCGCTCCACCATTTGGACTGCGACGTCGAAAACTAAACTCGCTTGTTGGCGGTCAGTCGCACAACCGAAAACCGCTCCGTTATGCTCCAAATCCGTACACATCAGTAGTAGAGCGACTGCGGCGGCAAGTTCGCTTTTGCCGTTCTTCTTGGGGATTTCAATGTATGCTCTGCGAAACTGGCGGCACTCGTCATATCGCCGCACAATGCCGAATAAATCACGGATTATTTGCTCTTGCTAAGCGATTAACTCGAAATTTTTGCCCTTCCATTCGCCAGTGGTATGCTTGAGTTGATTTATAAAAAACACGGCGTTGTCGGCGAAGGATTCTTTATATACCGAGCCTTTGGCTTTGAATCGGCTCGGCTTATATGCTCGCAGTCTGTTCTCATATGACATAGAATTCACGGCGGACAACCCCTTTCAAAAAATATTCGTAGGCTATTGAAATTATAATTATTTTGTGGTAGAATAATATGTAGTACAAGCAACAGCCCCGAGCGGGGCAATTGCATTATTTTAGCGGTTGCGGAATTATTATTCTGAATCATCAAAAGATTCACTTTCGGGGGAATCGGCGGGGAGTTCTGTCTGCACATATTCGCAAACAACGCTTTCTATAAACTGATTCCGACTCATGTTGCTTTGGCTTGCGAGTTCAGCTAATTTATCAAGTATATCCTCAGTGAATCTCACCGACACCACTTGTTTCGGTTCACTAATTCCCCCACTTCGGGGATTGCGAGTTTGTTTATCCTCGTATCGAAAGCCACTGTTGCCCGATAAATTCCGCATTAGCCGCTTTCTCAAAAAGGCGAATTCTTCACCCTTACAGCCGAGGCTGATAAGCCATACCCGCATGGAAAATTTCTCATTCTCGAAACTCTCAGAGGCGGTTGCGGTAACACGTTGTTTCGCCTGTGCAGTCTTACAAAGTTGGCAGATAAATTGCGAGTATGCGTTGACTTCATCGGGAGTTGCATTCGCCGAAAACCAAGCGAATGCTACGCTGTCCTCGTCTTGCGAAATGGGGAGTTCATGCTCTGAATTAAGCCCGAGTGCTTTCTTAATAAGCGGGGCTTTGCTGATTACCATTTTGTTGAGATTGTCGAGGGTTTGTGGGGTAAAGCCTTCAAGCGGGAAGGCTATTGAAAGAACGCCTTGTTCGCCGTTGTCCCCGCTAATTTCGCCGTCCTCGGTTTGCGGAGCGGTTTCCCCATCGTCCCCGCCTTCTTCGATTTCTGCGGCAGTTTCGGGGGAATCAACGCCGTTGCTTTCAACCTCGGGAACGGGTTCGCCGTCTATTTTGGCAACCTCAAACCCTGCGGCTTTTGCGGCATCGACTGCGGTTTGAATTTCGTCTTTGGTTACGTCAACGATGTCGAATTCCAACTCGCCGTCTTTAGTCATTATGAAGTTACCGATTTTGTAATTGTAAGTCGGTGCTTTGAGATAAGTCGATTCTTGGTTGAGTGCCTCTGCGATGATTTTTACGAGTTTTCCTCTCGCTTTTCCTTGAACATTGTAATTGATTTTCATAATCGTTATCCTCCTAATATTCGGGGGCGGTTTGCCCCTCGTTATATTAGCATTATAACTCTGTTTTTTCGGTAAGTCAACGACAAATGATGTCCATTAAAACCGCACGGATACTGGATAAATTAGTTGTACTCAAATTGATTTCTACTGATATTTCACGACAATTCCATGTTGTTCTGCGTATTCGATTTCGGCTAACATTCCATCAGAAATATTATCGCCGAAAACCCATATTTCGGAGCAAAGTGAAAGCACTTCTAATCCACATGAAATACCCCGCTCTCTCTCTTGCGGAATATCATCATTCAGAAACTGCGTGAAAAATAAGTGAGGTGCGAACGGCGTTTTCCCCGCTTTGATTACTTCAAGACAACATTGCTTGGCGAATTCAGTGTTTGTTTCAACATCGCCACGATATGGGGAGCAGACGTAAATCATGACTCGCCCTCAACTTCCGCTTGCGGCGGTTGCGGAACATCTGCCCACGGAATTTTCTCGCCGTCACGGAGCAGAAAAACACCCTCATCGCCGTCCTTAAATTTTATATACCTATTCACGATGCAATCGGCATATTTTGGGTCTAACTCCATTAAGAAAGACGTTCGCTCGGTCTGCTCTGCGGCGATGAGCGTAGTCCCGCTCCCGCCGAATAAATCGAGGATAATATCGCCCTCCCGACTCGAATTGGCGATTGCTTTTCCCGCCAACGCCACGGGTTTCATGGTGGGATGTTCGGGGGATTTAGTCGGGCGGGGGATTTCCCACACATCCGACTGATTACGGCTGACTTTGTCACCCTCGGTCATCGGACACAGCCGTGCCGCACCCGATAGCCACCCATACCAAATCGGCTCGTATTTTGTGTGGTAATCTTTGCGGGAAAGCACAGGGGAGTTTTTGTACCAAATTATGGTACTGCTCCAATGATACCCGCACTCCCGCATTACGTTCATCAGCGAACCCCATTCTTGAGCCGACATCACGGCATAGGTCATGCATCCCTGCTCCGAAACCGCCGCCATATTTTTGAATGCGGCAAGCAGAAAATTATAAAAATCATCGGTCGACATTTTGTCGTTTATGATTGAACGCTTTTTCCAAGACGGATGAGCCGCACCACCATAATCGACGTTCCAAGGCGGGTCGACGAATATCATTTTCGCCTTTTTCCCGTCCATAAGTTTGGAAACATCTTCCTCTGAAGTCGAATCGCCGCACATAAGTCGGTGGTTTCCGATTAGCCAAATATCGCCGAGTTGTGTGAATGGAATTTCGATTGCCTCGACTTCTTTTTCGGCATCGAAATCGTCTTCATCGACTTTGCCCTGCACTCGCTCATTTCGATTATAGAGTTTGTCTACTTCGTCAGGCTCGAACCCCACAAGGTCGTTGTCAAAACCCAAATCCGCCAACTCATCTAAGCAGACCTTGAGTTTATCCAAATCCCAATCGCCTTGAATTTTATTCAGAGCAATGTTGAGTGCTTTTTCACGAGGTTCGTCAATGTCAACAACAATGCAGTCGATTTCGGTGTAGCCGAGGTGAACGAGGATTTTCAAACGCTGATGCCCGCCGACTAAATTGCCCGTGCGTTCATTCCAAATGAGCGGGTCAACATAGCCGAATTCTTCCACCGAGCGGAGCAGTTTTTCGTAGACGGGGTCACCCGCTTGCAGGTCAATTCGTGGATTATACTCGGCGGGATTCAGCTTTTCGACAGGGATTTTTCGCATATCGAGATTGTTCATAAATTCATGTACCTTTCCGCATTCTGCCAGTAATAAAATATCCAATCATATCCTCCTCGGGATTATCAATCAGCCGCTCGGAGTTGCGGGACACAATGTCCCATATTGGTTGCCAACAGGCGGCGGCGTGTTTATGCAGTTTGATTACCGACTCGGTGAATTCCGAAACCTTGTACTGCGGATATTCTTTGCTGTTTCCACCAATTTTCGTGTCGGTTTTGATGACAATATGTGCCTCGGGTTTCGCCAAAAAATCTTGGGCACAGTACAAGTAATATTTCGCCATAACGTAATCGCTGATTAACGCTTTGGGGATTAACGGCAGACAGCCGCTCGGTTCGAGATAGTCGACTGTTTCGGTATAGATTTCCACAGGGAGCGGAACGCCCTCGACGTTCCTGTTTTTGTATAGCAGAAAATCGGGCGGGGTTCTTGAATCCGCCGAAGACTTGCTTGGCTCTCCCGCAAACTCAACTTTTTTCAAGGGTCGACTGTTCTTATTTTGCGAGGCAATCCGCTCCGCAAGAGGCTTTGGTTTTCGCCCTGCGTTTTTTCTTGCCCCTCCGTGACCGTTCGGCATGATGCTCCCCCCTGTTCTTGAAATTTTCTCTTGTTGCATTTATACGCTCCCCGTTTTCGCAATATTCCCTGTCCGCTTGACTTTTTTCGCTACCCTGCTTGTCCGCCTTTTGCGATTTCTCGGTCTTTTACCCCAAAATCCCTGTAAAAATTAGACTTCTGCGAATGGAAATACTTGAATTAAGCTGAGGTTATGAATTATTTTCGCCTCAATTCAAGTTCAGATACGAGAAAAGCCCATGAACAGTAGGTTCATAGGCTTGTAAAATAATCTTGAATATGCAGGGCGGGTACACGCAACCCCGTGCCGGTGATATACGTTAAGCTGTGGAGATTGATACCCCCCTTGCCGAAGTCGGCAGGGAGGCATCGAAGTAAATAATATTTACGTTGGGTACTCAATCTGAGTACCGAGTCTTGGTGTGACAGGATTGACACAAAGAGCGAAGATTATCTTCGGCATGAGTGCCGCCGTCATCAAGTGAAACTATGTGATGGACTTCATCGGCGGGAACGTGGAATCCACGCTCAAGGCATGACTCGCAAAGCGGATGCTTGGCGATGTACAAGTTGCGAATCTTACGCCAACGGTAATCATATCGCCGAGGGTCTCGGTGAGTGCGGTCGTACTGGCGGGAAACGACAGTCTTGTGAAATTCACAGTATCTGCCGTCCCGAGTAGTCTCGGGGCAACCCGAATATTTGCAGGGTTTAAGCGGTTTGAGCGGGATATATTCGTTCATAAAAACCTCATCTTTCTGCGGGGAAATTACCGACTTTACCGACTTACCTATTATTTTTATTCTTCTAATTGTATTAGACTACCTATTTTCTTTCCGAGAAAGTTTTATATATAATAAGTTGGAAAAGTCGGAAAGTCGGTAAAAACGCTGTCACTGAGCCAAATTCTTGGGCTAAAGTCGGAAATAAGTCGGTCATGCAAGTCGGATGCCACGCCACGACTTGCGGTTGGAAATGCTCACTCGTTTGACGTTATAGCGTTCTTCAAGTTCACCGTTGAACGCAATTTGAGAAGTCTTGGAAGACGGATTATGCTCCTTGAACACGTTGAACAAGTCCTCACGGGGGTAATGTGCTTTTTCGTCAAGAACACAAAACTCTTCAACGAAGGTCATCACGGCGGAGCTTTCGGTCATGTACTGCTTGATTTCTGCATCGGTACGCTCGGTTTCGCTGAACACCCAATTGTTAGCCATCAGCCGCTTAAGCCCGATTAAACTCCATGCCATAATCGAATCAATTTCACCGAGCAGTTTTTCTTTAAGACCACGGTCTTGTTTCTCGACAGGGATTGTGTTGCCGAAACGCAGAAGAATCAGTCTGCCGAAAAACGCATCGGAACGGTCGTTATAGTTGCGGGGGATTTTGTTGCACGAGAACACCAATGTGCAGAACGGCTTATATGAAAATCCGTTCTTGTGCTTGGACTCTATCATAATACAATCTTCGCCAGTTATTGCCTTAAAATTTCCAGTGTCCCGCAATGCTTGTGACGGCAAATCGGCGAACACATTCGCTAACTTTCCGAATAGTTGAAATGTTGTAAATCGCTCGTCAAGGTTCTGCCATGTGAGCGTGGAATAATTATCCTCGCCGAGTAGCGTATTGATGAGATAGAGCATGGTCGACTTTCCACTGTCTTTTTTGCCAACAAGCAGAAAAGCCTTTTGTGCCTTGCTCACTGCAATCATTATGTAACCAAGCATTTCTTGCACGAGGTCGTGTTCGGTTTTCGGGAGGACATCGTCAAGATATTTCAAGAAAACAGGACAGTTCGCTTTTTCAGAGCCGCCGTAATTGGCGTTAAGCTGAATCGTGGATAAAACATCGGGATTATGCTCCTTGAGTTCATCGGCGTGAACGTAATACAACCCATTCTTGAAATTCATAATGTAATGGTTGACGTTAATTTCCCGCACGGTTTTACAAATTTCAATCCGCCACTGCCGCTCGGCATCGTTAATTTGAGCGTATGTTTTATGCTTGTCAATCGCCATATGATGTCGGATTCGCTGTTGTGCCGCCATGTCATCTCGTTGAACGTATACGCCGTTTTGATAAAAATAGTAATTATCACCGCAATAAAAAACTTTTTCATGTTCAACGCAATAATTAGCAAGAACACTCGGCATAAAGCGGATTCTGCCCTTGTCGGTGAATTCGTACCACTGCGGAAGTTCATCGCCCGCTCTGTCAAATTTCACTTGATGAGTTTCGAGAAAGGCTTTGTAAATATCCTTGTGAAAAGCGATGAGCGGTTCTAAGTCGTTGGCTTTGAAAGCAAACTTTGTCTTAATCTCGGAAGTAATCAACGCATGAGCAAGCCCTGTGTCTATGTTGTACGCATAATCGTTGATAAACTGTCGGGCAATCACCACATTGTCGAGCGTATTGGTGGCGGTTTTCGTCTTTTCAAGCCACTTGCGGATTTCACTGATATCCATTGCGAAAAACGCCAATCCCGCAGGGCTTTTGCATTTCCCGCCGCATGAGTCGAGTTTCGGGCATTTGTATCCACGCTCGGCGATTGCTTGACACGTCATAGGTCGTGTTCCCGATTTGTAGAAGGTTTCGATTTTCTTTTGCGTAGCCTCGAAAGTGTAATCGGGGTACGGTTTTGAAATCGAATGAATCGCCTCAACGCCGCCCTCAAACACCGCCAAGTTGGTAATCATGGCGTGCCATTGAGGTTCGGGGAGCGACTTTGCGTTGCGTTTGCAATACTTGAAAAAGTCACAATTACGTCCGATGAGAATTAAGCCTTTCTGCACTCCTTGCATTCCCGCTTTTGTGGAATGAGCAGATTTTGTTGCGGCAGTCACCTCTTCGGGAACACTCGGAAGTTGCTCTGACAACTGCTCCTGTGTGTATCGCAATTCGGGATTAAACTTGATGCACTCGACCATAATTGGCTCTTGTTTGCAATGATTAAATTCGGGGAGTCGTAAAACTCTCGACTCGTTGACACAGGCGGGGTCAGCTCCGAAGTGTGCGACTAACTGCCTTTGAATGTGACGAAATCGCCCGACTTCTGCGTTTTTCATGAGCCAGTAGCAATGCAGGGATTTGCGGGTTTTGATGACCAAAGACGGCGGGAGCGGGAAGTCCTTGATTTTTGCCAACTGCTCCTCAAGCGACAAATTGTCAATTTCCGCAAACTGAGCGTTTATGCGGTCAATCTCCGCATCGGTGTGACCGCCGTGGTTGACTGCGAAAAAGACACCACGGTTCTCAGCGTTATGCCTGTGCAGAGTGTCTATTATATTTGAAAACTTCGCTTGTTCTACTTCTAACTTCTGCCCTGTGAAATCGGTGTCAGAGCGGTCGCTGAACACACGAAGTCGGACAATTTCATGTGGTGCGAACATCGAACTTAAAAATTCTTCTGCAGAAATCCCAAGCCCCTGTAGCGTAAAATCAGACATTAACAAAACCTCCGTTTTCGAGCGATTTTTGAGCAAAAAACATGATATTTTTGCTCGTTTTCGACTTGTTTTAATAAAGAATATGCGTGAAATGAGCGAAATATCAGTAAAAATAGAATTTGTCCGTGATTTTACGCAAAAAGAAAACACCGCAGATTGCTCTACGGTGTGTGGTATATTGTCGATTATTGCAATTCTTTCATTTCACCGAATCGTCTCCCCGCCGAGCTTTCGGCGATTATTGGAATCGGGAATTCGGGAAACGGCTGTGCCTCCATGCACTCCTTTATAAATACTGCCGCCTCATTGACTTTATCGGCGTGGATTTCAAAAACCAATTCATCGTGAATCTGCAACAACGGTTTCAACCACGGTCGTTCGGGAAGTCCCACAAGAATCCGCCCGAGAGCAAGTTTAAGTATATCGGCGGCAGTTCCTTGAATCGGAGTGTTCATCGCAACCCGCTCTGCAAAAGACTTCACGCTCCAATTAGGTGAGGAAATTTCGGGAATCAGCCGCCGCCGACCGAGCCACGTCTCGGTGTATTTACGGAATGAGGCACGTTTTTTAATTTCCTCTTGCCATCGGGAAAGCCGAGGGTAACCGAGTTTCAGATTGCGGATAATCGTTTCGCACTCGGCGAGACTGACTTCCAACCCCGCTTTGAATTTCAAAGTGCGTTGTAATCCTTTGCCGAATAATCCGAAAAACGTCCCAAAATTACAATTCTTGGCAATGGTTCTGCGTTCCTTATACTGCGGATGGTTTTTATCCATTGCCTCTTCAAGCGGGATTTTGTAGATGACCGCAGTCGTGAGTGCGTGTATGTCCCCGCCGTTCCGATAGGTTTGGAGCATTTTTTCATCCTTGCAGTAGAACGCCCCGACTCGCAGTTCGATTTGTGAGAAGTCAAGAGCTAACAGCAATTTTCCCTCGGGAGTGGTGATGAAGTTTCGCACACCGAGAATGTCCGTGCCAAAGCGGGGCATATTTTGACAATTCGGATTCTTCGAGGCGAACCGCCCTGTATCGGTAGCCAACGGCAACAAATCGGGGTGCAGTCTGCCAGTGGCAGGGTTGATATGTTTCATATAGCCGTCAATGTAAGTAGATTTCACTTTCTGCCATTTGCGGTATTCTTGAACGTAATCGAAAAGAGCGACTAAGTTTGGCTTGTTTGTCGCACACCACTCCTTGAGCAGAATAATCGTTTCGTCATCGAGGGAATCCTGCTCTTTTGCCGTGGTTTTGACTTTCGGGAGACCACATTCCTCATACAGAAACTTCCGAAAAGCCGCCGTGCTTGCATTCGCACCAATCGGAACATCGCCGATTATAAAGGCGATTTCGTGCTTGAGTTGCCCGATTTTCAAAACAGCCTCTTTGCGTTTCTCGCGAATGAGTTCAATATCAATTGGCAGTCCGTTATATCGCATAATGCCTACATACACGGCAGTCGGCGATTCGATTTTCTCGGTGATAAATCGGTGTTTCGGGTGGAGCATATCGAAAGTTTTATTCAGCGTGTTGTAGAGCCGCAGGGAATAATCCGCATCGGCACAAGCGTAGTGAATTGTTTTTTCGGCGGCGGGGTCGAGTTCATCGAAATTCAAATCTCCGACTGTTTTTTCGTAGCTTGGGAGCGTTTCATTGAAGAATTCTGACACGAGCGTTTTTAAGCCGCACTCGTTAAGTTGACGGAGTGATTTTTCGCCCTTATATGAAAGTTGTGCGGCGGCAATCGTGTCGTAACACGGCTCTTGTACTACGATGCCTCGTGCGTAGAGAAACTGCGACTCGAAAGCGAGATTGTGAGCGATTTTCACGATTTCGGGGTTAGTGAAGAATCCCGCCAAGTAATCCCATATGCCTTCGGGGTCGGATGCGTTTTCGCCGACTCGGTGAGTCAGCGGGAGGTAGATTGCATCGCCTTCGGTTACGGAAAAGCTGATTCCTACGATGTGAGATTTATGTGCATCGAGAGCCGCTTTGTCGGCGGTTCTGTATTTGTCGAGAGGAGCGGTTTCAAAGTCGAAGGCTACATGGGTTGCGTTGGTGAGATAGTCTTGAAGTTGGGTGAGTGTGTGGATTGGGCGGTAGTTATTCATGGCGGCATATCCTCCTGTAGATGGGTTGTCCTGTATATATGGATATGCGATTCGTGGTTGTACAATACATTGTATGTGGAAGATTCTCGGAAAAATTTCTGAGAAGTTCAGGAATAACGCTTGAAAAAAATTTTGTAGTGTGTTATAATATAAAGATGTGGAAGTGTTCAACCGCAAAGAAGTGGTTGTTGCAATGGGCATTTGCCTATTGATAAAAAATATAGGAGTGTACTTACACGTTGAAAAAGACATTAAAAATATGTTTGCAGTCTATCGCGTCCATCGCCGCTTCCTTTGGTGCGGTCTGGGGAGTTTGGGAGTCAATCGTCCATTTTTCAGATAGTGTAAGTGGTTTA